TTATAAGTCGCTACCCGGTTTGATTATTTGGGAAGTCCAACTGGTGCCCGAACCGATCAAGATACTTTGACCGGAAGGTAGAGTGAGTAATATCGTCCATGTGGACCCGTCCGGAGTTCCCCATAATTCGACTAACGCCCCAGAATTGGTGACGCCTGATCCCCGTTGAACCTCGCCATGGGTCTCTTTAAGGGTTTTCACGGCTACTGTTCGATCCAAAATGACCGTTTGCCCAATGACTGAACCGGGAAATAGGAAAAAGGCCGCCATGAGGGCAGCCGTGAACGTCGTACGCATGAGAATGATTCCTAGATGGATACTAATTATTGGTTTGAAACAGAGTGGTCGGTGGACCTATGGTCGGCGAAATCATTGAAATACCCGGAAGTATCAATCGTCGCCGACGTGTCGGTGGTCATGTAGTGATAGAGCTTGTGGTTGTTCCCGTGCGCCATGAGGACCATTTCGAAATAACTAAACGCCATTACTCAATCCTCCTAGCTTTCGGTACATTGAATTTCGACAACACCATCGCCATCGATCAGGCACGCCCCTTGGCTCATCATGTTATTGACGAAGTGGGATGCGCGATCACCATGCCAAGTGATGTCGGTTGTCACTTCGGCGCCGGCGCCATGCCCCACCGCATCATCGCGATACCAGAAGCATTTGCGGTCGGAACCGGAGAGGGGCAGACCGGAGTGGGTCATCCAAAGGGTCCCCATCCAGCGTTTTACCTCAGTTCCTTCTTTGACGAAGGGAAGCTCACCCGCACCGATATATTCGGCGGACGCGAACTCCGTAATATCCAGCAGGTTTGTCCACTGCTGGTAGCCGACCAGGGCGAACATCTTCCCTTCTTCAAAAACGTCGTTGTTGCCGAGCGTTTCAAAAGCGGAATAGATTTTTGCCTTGGTCAGGCCGGAAGCGGCGGCGGATTCGACGTTGCTGGTCGTATCCAAGGCCGTGACGATTTGTTCGTCGGTCTTCCGGCCAAGCGCCCATGCACCCGCATTCGCGACCACACGGCGCTCGTCATGCTCGACCTTCATTTCGTCGAGCTTGTCGACCCAATCCCCGGCATACCAATCCGACATGGTGCACTCGACCGGCGTGTGGTCGAGATTCATCGGTGTGATGGTGCCGTGGCGAGCCTTGGTGGTGGCCGTTCCCGTTCCGATTTTCTGGAACGTGGTGGACGAGCCTTTCACCTTGTTTTTGGCGCGGACAGTGCTCCGGAGTTTGGAACCCTGCCGCTGATATGCTTCGTGAACTTCTTTTTCGAATTGCTTCACAAATGCATCATCAATATCTGGCGCAGCCATTGACTACCTCCATGATGGTTGAAGACTTGCCGTCCAAGAAACCCGGACAGCGCGGCAACCGCGCCAATGGTTATCCCCATTGATGACGGCCCAGGCGTTTATCCCGCCGCAAAAGGACGGGGACGCCATCCCGTCATCGGGGGCCATCTGAAGGGTTGAAAGGAAAGACAGGACCGCCCGGGACAAGGCGGTTACCCTGTCTTTCCAAAATGCGCCGCACTTGCTTACCAGCCGGGCGTACGGCGGGCCCGGTAACTGAATTTTGTTGATGGAGTTAGAGAACTACCGGGTCCAGTCCGGCGAACTGCTGATATTTGGCCTCACGGGCGGTAGCGGCGTTCTAAATTCACCTACCAGGCCTGCTCGGCGTCAAGAACTTCACCAGTCTTCATGTCTATCAGCACTTCAACCGATGGAGTTCCCCCCCAAAGCTCGCCTTTTTCATTTATCAGAATATCAAAATAGGTTTCCCGCGCATCGGGTCCAAACTCGTCAATCTCGTCGTCCTCGTTGGGGCGCCTCAGACCTGTCGCCTCCACTCGCCAAAGGAAATTCCCGGCTTCATCGTAGGCGACAATATTTTGCCCAACCATTTCATCTCCAAGTTCATAATCATTGACGCGGAACAAAATAATAAGCTTGGTCGGTGATATAAGAGTCTCTTGAATTCGCTTCTCAAACTCCACCTGACGTCCATTGAAATCCAAAGTTCGGTCATTGGTTTTGGTTACAGGCATAGCTTACTGATCCCCTACCAAGACTGAACGGAATCCAAAAGTTCACCTGTTTCCATGTCTATCTTATATTCAAGGGTAGGTGTTCCTCCCCAAAGGCTCCCGTCTTCTTCCAGATAGATATCAAAAAATGCTGCAGGTGCATCTGGACCGTACTCAGCAATTTCTTCATCTCTGTTCGGCCGCCTTAAACCGGAAACCTCCACCCGCCACAAGAAATTCCCAGCCTCATCGTAGGCGACAATATTTTGCCCAACCAATTCATCGCCGAGTTCATAGTCATCAACTCTGAAATGCACAAAATCTTGGCTTTTAACTTGGATGAATTCCTTAATTCGTTTGTCGAAGACGATTTGGTTGCCATTAAAATTAAGCGTTCTGTCATCTATCTGCTTAACTGACATGGACTCGGTGGCCTTTTACCATGATTGTTCAGCGTCCAGGATTTCGCCAGATTCAATATCGATTAGTACCTCCGCTCCAGGCGTCCCGGCCCACAATTGGCCAACTTCATCGAGCCGTATATCGAAGAATGTCTCCGGTGCATCGGGACCAAACTCGGCAATTTCGTCGTCCTCGTTGGGGTATCGAATACCCGTCGGTTCAACACGCCATAACAATTTTCCTGTTTCGGAGTAAGCGACAATGTTTTGTCCTACCATTTCATCGCCAAGCTTATACTCATCAGCATCGAACAAAATAATTGCCTTATCTTTAGCAATCAAAATCTCAAATATAGGAATATCAAATTCAACCAATTTGCCGTTGAAATTGATCGTTCGGTCATTTGTTTGTTGAACGCTCATCTTGTCACCTATCTAATCGGTTGAGGTTTTCCGAACCAAATCCGTTTAACTTTACCCAATATTTCATATTGGGTGCCACCGCCATCACCCCAAGTGGGATGTTTGCTCGTCACACCGATACGGATATTCTTTCCTTTGGGTATGGAGACTGTAGAGACCATTTTCGGTTCTTCTGGCAATGCGAATTTGTCTTTTAGTGCTTTTGTCAGATTGTCCGGACCGACTTTCTCACGTAAGGCATCATAATCTGCTTTTTTCATGATCCATGGACGGGGTTGATTGCCTTCACCATGAACCCGGACAAATTCATCTTTGGAAGGCTGCCGGAGCTTCATATCATAGACCGGCATATCCTCCCGGTAGGGTGGGTGGTCTGTGTCTCTGACGCTCTTATCCTTCCGACGTTGTGCCGACTTACCCATAAACTCCCGATTTGCTCGAGCTCCCGTGACATCCCTGAAGTTCCCAGCACGGTCCAACTCGACCTGTTTGCCGGGATCGGCTTTTAGGCCATCTGCCGCGGACTTAAATTCCACTTTTTGATCGGGCCGGAGGGGCGGTTGATTGTCGACCGTGGTTTTCCGGATGCCGTCAATCTTGTCCCGGTTGGCCTTGCTGAGCTTTCCGAAAGTGCCTTTGCCCTTAAAGGCTTTGAACAGCATTTCGGCGGCTTTGACGCCGGTTCGGCCCAGCCGAATTGTGGTGCCCAGAAACGGGATGGCGCCAATAGCCGCCATGGCACTTTCCCCGCCCTTTAGGAGGGCCTCCCCCAGCTTGTCATCCTTGAGGGCTTCTCGCGCTGCGATAAACGCGTGATAGGCCTCTTTGGCAGAGATAATTTCTCCGGTGACAGGCAGCGCACTTAAAACCAGTTCTCCCATCTGGTTCGCGCGTTCATCCGGTATTTGATCAAGATTCTCCACCTCATCTTCCGGCTGAGCCCCCTCCAGATGCGCCAGAAGAACATCGGATTTTTCAGGATCAATCTCCGGTAGACCCTCAAGCAGCTTGTCTTGTGTGACCAATTCGGCATCGCCGCCTAGATCTAGACTTTGGTCCGGAAGACGATCGTCGCCACTGCCGCCGACAAGAATTTCATGACCACTTGAGACCGTTTCAATGTTGGACTACAACTCCAGTTGATCGATGGGATCACCGTGGCGGTTGGTGGTGATCTCAACGGCCTTTTGGGGGTTGATACCCATGTCGCTGAGTTCCGCCAGAGTGGCCGCGCGGGCGCGTTCTGCTTCGGGCAAGACCGTCTTCAGTTGGTCTTCGAGGCCCGGGGACTCCTTCAGAAGATCCTGGAGCCGCCTGGCCGCGGTCGCCTGTTCCTGGGGCGTGCCCGCAATGAGCCCGCCTCGGATGGGTTTCAGCACCTGCTGCGGTAGAATGCCCGTCTGATGGATCAGGTGGTTCTCCAGCACCACGCGTTCTGCCGGGGCCTGATCCTCCGCGTTCTCGCCCAAGACCTGATCAAAATAGGCGTCCACAGCCTCTTTGGTGGTTGGGTCTTGGGGGTTGAGGGGCGTGCCCTGCTTCAGGGCGTCCTGTATCCTTGTGATCTGCTGCGTTTCAGCCTGTCGTTTGTTGATCGCCTCGTTGAGGCGCGTCTGGTGAAGGACAAAGTCGCCGTCATCAATGGTCCCCTCCCAGAGGGCTTTGGTAATATCCTTGTTGGTCAGACTATTGGTCTTAAGTTTCTCACTCACGTCCGCCTCAAAGGCCAGGCGCTGGCGTTGCTGCTGCCGGACTTCCTCCTGCTGGCGGGCAGATAACAGGGCTGCCGTATCGTCCTCCTGGGCCTTCCGGGTGAAATCGAGGCGCTTTAAGACGGCCGTTTTCCCATCTTCATCCTTAAACCAGGGATCAAACTCCCCGTCCCTGATCCTTTGGGCCGCATTCTCCGGGTCATGGTCCACGAGACCGGACAAGGCAGCGGTGCCCAGTTGATCTTGGAACTGCCGGCGGCGCTCTTCCACGGCCCCGGGATCCACGCCTGCGGCCGCCATCCGGTTCAAGACCTGATCGCCCTCCTCTTTCAGTGCATTTAGATCTTCCGGGTTAGCTCGGGCGGAGGCAGAGAACGCCCCAAGCGCTTGTTCCGCGTGGTCCGCCCGGGCTTTCACCTTCCTCGCCTGTTCAAATGAGGCTGCTTGGCGTGTGATCCGGTCGGCAATCCGGCCATAGCTCTCCCCCAGCTCCTGCTGGGACAACTCATCGTCCGCAGACCCAAATCCAGCTCCTTGAGGACCCTGCCCGAACAGCGTATCCCGTTCTTTCATCAAACGGGATTGCACCCGTTCGGCAAAACCATCGGGGGCATCGTTACCAGAGAGCACTTTCTCCTGCTCTTCTTCAAAGATCTCCCGGCCCAGGCGTTCTCCATCCCCAACAATCCGGTTCCCCATATCGAGGGCATCAAAGGGGAAATCCAAGCCTACACCGGCATTGTCCGCTACCGGATTGGTCTCGTTGAGGCTTGTGTCCACACCATTCCCAACCTCCATTGGCTGTTCGGCCATGAACGGTAGGGAGACGCTGTTGATTCCAAACGACGACGGGCCCCTCTCGGGGCCCGCGATTGCTGGAAGCGTCTCCAGGTCTGGTAATCGTATACTCATTGTACTCAGTTCCTATTTGCCGGACGTGTGGCTGGTTCGATACCTCTTAAGGGAAGGGTGAAAGAGACTACCGTGTCCGGTCCGGTGAGCTGCCGACAACGGACTTCGTGCCATAGAGACGCACATTAATATCCCGCACGCGGCGCTGGATGTCTTCGTTGTGCCAGTAGTCTTCCCGCTTCATGAGGGTGCTGAGCTCATCCTCCAGGTTCTTCTGTTGACCCGCGCCGATGCCGCTACCCAGGCCGCCGGCTTCGCCCATGCTTCTACCGATGCGCGCCATCATACGCACCACGCTGGCAGAGCCGACAATGTCTTCGAGCTGATCCAGGGTTTCTGGATCGCCAAAGGCCTCCAAGGCCCGGCTGCCGTATTCAATGTTTTTGTCATAGTCATTTCCCCATTCCTTCCGGAGTGCTGCGTCCAGTTCGGCCGTTTGGTTATCAAACGCCGACTGGCCTTGGGTGAGATCGGATTGCAGTTCGCTGTAGTACCAATTGATGGCCGCCTGAGCCTGGTACCGGGTGAGACCCATCTGATGAGCGGCGGAGAGGAACCTCTCCTGTCGCGCCTTTCCGGTCTCATCCGGTTTCAGATCCGACGGCAGATTGTCCGGCATCTGAATATCGTAATCAGCCGGCGATTCCGGCCGGCCGAGCCTGTTATAAAACTCCTCCCGTTCCGCCGGGTCGGCGCCGTTCTTAGGCACATCCAATGACCCGCCCAGCCGGCGTTCCAGTTCCGCATAGGACCGCACCACGTCAGAGGGAGAGGTAAACTTGTCCGCGATCTGTTGGTATTCAGAGGGCACACTGTCCCGCCAGGACCCGCCCTCCCCGCCGGACGATCCGGATAATCCGGTTTGGCTACCGCCCGTCGGCGTTTCCGGTCCGCCGTCGGTTGTTTCTGTCGAGTCCATTATCTACTCCTTTGCTGGTTCTTGAAGTGTGTCTGGATCTTCTTCCGCCTCGATGGCTTGTTCGGAAGGTTCCGCGTTCAGCACGGTCATGATTTTGAGGCCGATGTTCCGCTCCCCGTCCCGGTAGTGGGTGGCATACGCATCCCCCGGCACAAAGACCGGCTGGAACATGTGCGCCCAGGTGAGAATTTCATAGAGCACCTTTTTGCCCCGGGGATGGCTCAGGAACACCGCCCGAAAATCCTTGTAGCGGTCCGGATCGCTGTACTGGGAGCCGGTGTGCGCGGCAGAGAGATCCTTGAACAATCCCTCCGGGTCGGGCCGGCCCGGCAGGCCCCGGCCCACCAATTGGAGGATAAGTTTCTGATACCAAGTCATGCGGCTCACCGGTCCAAGACGTCATAGTCGCGGCTGCAGCCGGAGGGATCCCCTCCACTCCGCCGCCGGTCCATGGACTCTTCAATATGCTGCTGCTGGGCGGTATAGCGCGCGCAGGTAATGCTCGAAAGACCCGTCTGGCCGGGGGTCCTGATCTCTGCTCATGGTCAGTGTCCTTAAGTTGTCAGTTGGATGCCTTGGGGGCAGCGCCGGCGGGACAGGACGCGCCTGTCCTGTCCACGCCCGCGCCGCGGCCGCCCGGCGTAGAGGCGCCCGCCGGCGGCAGTGTTCAGAAAAGCGGAGGCCGGCCGGGGAGAAAGGAATAATCCACGCAGCCGGCCTCCTAACCCCTGTCCGAGGAGAGCAACAGGGGCGAACATTCAGGTTCGATCGGGTAAAGAAAAAGGGGCAGGCTGAAGGAGGTGGAACGGTCTCCTGGGCCTGCCCCAATTTCGCCGTGACCCTCTGTGGGAACAAGAGATGGGTCACGGGAGGTGAGAAGTTTTGTGGGGCCGTCGCCCCCTCATCTGGTTATATGATCTCCTTGCTGTTTCTTCCTACCTTCTATCTATGAAGAGACCAGAGACCGGTTTTTGAAAATTGTCAGAAAAAAAATACAAAAAAATGCATCAGTTTGGATACATAGCGCATGACAGCCCCCGCCTGCTCCTCCGGCGTGCCGGCAATGATCCCGCCACGGATGGGTTTGAGGACCTGTTGGGGTAAGTTGCCAACCAGAGGGATTATTGTGCTCTTATTACGTTTATTATTATATTATTTCACAATTTTATGGAAAATGAGAGTAGAGATCGCTATCATCATATCGACCGTTCTGACATCCGGAAAATTTGTCGGCGGCCGGTAGGCGTTCCGTCAATCTGGCGGACTGTTTTATGTGGGGAATTGACGTCCCACCGGAATGGTCACACGAATTTAAACACTCATTGCGATTATTATTATTTTGATTCACAATTTATCTGGATGCAGAAACTAGAATTCGCTAATATTCGAATTGGCCGTTCTGACATCCGGAAAATTTGGCGGCAGCCGGTAATCACCTCGTCGCGAGACGTAGCTGTCATATGTGGGGAACTGTCGTCCCACCAGAGCGGTCACAAATTTCCCTTAATGCGGTAAATTCTAGTTTAATTGATTAAATTAGCTAGTATGAGAGTTTCAGACGAGCTAATATTCGAATTGGCCGTTTCGACCCCGGAAAATTGGTCGCGTCCGGTAACCACCTTATGTTCTCATAAGCTGCGAGATGTGGGGATTTCGCGTCCCACCGAAACGGTCACAGACTCCCCTCTATCAAGTCATATGATTTCGTTCCTTTTAGATTTCGAATCGGTACTTTGCCGCCTGACGAAATGTAGTTACCTGATTGGCGAATGGATTTATCACCTCTATTGATCTTTGGGTCGATATCCACTCGAACAATGAATTTCCCCTTCCTCGTATCACCGGGTACATCGAAAACATAGAGTAGAGCTGGATCTTTCTTATCCCAAAGAACAGCTTTCGGGTTTTTCATGATCGTGGGTATGCTCCTGACTAAATCTTCCGGCAGTTTTTGAGCGGGATTTTTACCAGAACGCACAATATGCAATAGCCGTTTGTCAATTACCGATACTTTAACGGTTGAAGGTGTAATGCCTTTCGATTTCAAGAAACTCTGTACCTTAGGCGAAAGAGTACCGACCCTCGCAATTTTCCCATGGGTTCGCCCAGTCTTCAGCAAATCATCCGCCCATTTTCCAAACCAAGCTTTCGAAGCAGACCGTCCCGTTCGAGCGATCGTCTCGGTCGCCCGCCGCCCTTGCTTTTTAGATGCCTTAAAGGCTTTGAACAGAATGCTGGCGGCTTTCGCGCCGGCCTTACCAAAACGAACGGTAGTCCCCAGGAACGGGATTGCGCCTAGGGCGGCAATGGCCCCCTCACCGCCTTTGAGTAGGGCCTCACCTAAGTCTTCGTCGTCCAGAGCAGCGCGGGCAGCAATGAAAGCGTGATAAGCCTCTTTGGCGGAGATAACCTCCCCAGTTCCAGGCAAGACACTGAGGACCAGCTCGCCTACCTCTTTTACCAGTTGATCCGGGACGTCCTCGATGCTTGCTCCGTCACTGTCCAGATCGAAGTCGTCCAGGTAATCCGCCAGAGCATCCGCTTGATCCGGATCGAGTTCAGGCAAATCATCCAAGTCGTGATTCTGTGTGATTGTGTCCGTGGCATTCGATGGCTCCCCAGGCCCAAGGCTTGGTTCGGCCTGACCCAACTCGGTCGGTTCCTGTAGGCTGCCAGGTTCATTAGCCCCCAACACCAACCCTTCAACCGGATCACCCAGTCTGGCTGTGGTGATCTCCACTGCCTTCTGCGGCTTGATGCCCATGCCGAGCAGGTCCGCTATCGCTGCGGCGCGGGTACGTTCAGCCTCAGGTAGGATCGCGGGCAGGATATCCTTCAGGCGCGGGTTATCCTTTAGAAGAGTATCGAGCCGCTTGGCCGCTGCCGCTTGCTCCTCCGGCGTGCCGGCAATGATCCCACCCCGAATTGGGTTGAGGACTTGTTGGGGTAGGTAGCCTATTTGGCGGACCAGGTGATCCTCCAGGCGGATGCGTTCTGCCGGGTCTTGTTGAGGACCCTGGCCGTCTGCTCCCTCCCCCAGTACCGCCTCAACATGGGCCTCCAGGGCGTCTCGGATGTCAGGGTCTTGCGCGTCGAGGGGTGTGCCCTGCTTCAACGCGTCTTGGAACGTGATGATCTGGTTCGCCTTGCTCTCCTGCGCTTTCACAGCTTCCGTCAGTCGCGCGGCATAGTGCTCTGCCTCCGCGTCATCGATGGTGCCTTCCCAGAGGGCCTTGGTGATGTCCTCATGGCTGAGAGTCTTCGTCTTCAGCTTCTCCCGCACCGACGCGTCAAAGGTGAGGCGTGCGCGGTGTTGCGCACGGGCCTCTTCCTGCTGACGGGCGGCGAGGCGCACGGCGGTGTCCTGGTCCTGGGCCAGTTTGGTCTGCCCCAGGCGTTTCAAGATCGCGTCTTTGTCCGCGCCATCCTTAAACCAGCCGTCATAGGCGCCGCTTCGGATACGTCCCGCGGCATCGTCCGGATCCCGGTCCGCAAGACCGGCCAGGGCCGCCTGGCCCAATTGATCCCGGAACTGCCGGCGGCGTTCCGCTACGGCACCGGGGTCCACACCGGACGCAACCATCCGGTTCAGCACGCGATCGCCATCCTCGCCCAAAGCGTCCAGCTCTTCCGGATTGGCCCGGGCGGAAGCGGCAAACGCCCCAAGCGCCTGCTCCGCATGGTCCGCCCGGGCTTTCACCTTCCTCGCCTGCTCATAGGCGGCCGCTTGGCGGGTCACCCGATCGGCAACCCGTTTGTAGCTGTCTACCAGGTCCTGCTTCGAGGTCTCATCAGGCGCGCCTTTCAGAAAGGCATCCCGTTTTGCGTCCAGCCGCCGCCGCACCCGGTCTGTGAAGCCCGGCACAAAGTCGTCCAGACCACTGTCACCAGGCCGCCGCGAATCGGTAGACTCCTCGAACCGGCGGCGTTCTTCTTCAAATGCCGTCCGGCCCTCGCGCTCTGTTGCCCCGATCACCCGGTTGTGGAAGTCGAACCGGTCAATCCGCCGGACCGGATCGGGATCCGATATCGGGTCAGTCCCATCGAAAGGACCGGGCCTCCTTGGACTCGCGTCTCCCGGATCGTCAGACCCGCTGCCCTTGGTCAGAAGCCGGTTGGACATCTCGTCCATTTCCTGGGCGAAGGCCGCCAGGGAGTCGGCTGTGTGCCGTTTGCGGACTTGCCGCATCGGGATCAAGGTATCGTAGGTTTTCGACCTCCCGCCACCGGCGGGGATGTCGGGTAGTTTTACGCTCATGATGACTATCTCGTGGTTTGTCTGTCAGGGGACGCAGCGTTAGGCGGAGAGATCTGCACCTTCCAGCGCGCCGCCCTCCAAGGCGGAATTCACATCAATGCCCGCCTGATTGAGCTTGGCCGCGCCGTCCACAAGCTGCTGGGCCTGCTCGGCAGACTGGGCGGCTTCAAGGGCCTGGGTGGCTTGTCCGCGGGTTTCTTCAACGCCTTCTTTACCGACCAGCCAGGTGAGCGGCATGCCATTGGCCTCCGCCACGTCCCGTGTAATTTTGTCCGCATCGAAATTGTCCATGATCTCCGGCTTGATCTGTACCAAGGGCAGGAGATCCTGGCCCGTCTTGGTGAGCGCCCCCACTTCGATGAGCTTATGCGCTTTCGAGAGCGGAGAGGCATATTCAAACTTCACCGACGTGCCGGCGAGGACCTCCGGCATTTGGCCAAAGGCACCGTTCCTGAGAAGGATGTTGAACACACGCTCCACCAGAGGCCCGGTATAGTCCGCTTCCAATCGGCCGAAGACGGGGCCGATCACGCGCACGAACTCCTCTTTGCGCTCCATGATCTCCGTCGCGGTCATCTGAGGGCCCTGCGCCGGTAAATTAAGGATATTCCGGAAGAAGGCATTCCAGACCTGCTCCCGCACATCGTTCTGCATTTCCCTTCCTAAGGGAATGTTTGCGCCAGTCTGCAGAGGTTGGATCGGCACCCGGCCGCCGGAGCTGGACAGCACATTGGCGTCGAAATAACTGATACCGCCGGGCCAGGTTCTGACCGCGCTCTTTAAGGAGTCGCTAGGTGCCAGCAACGGCGGATCGACCGCCTTATGACCGGCCTTCAGGAGAGTCTTGCCCATCTGGTTCAAAGTCTTAGCGTCCGGTAGCGCAATCATCGCCGGCGCGCGGCCATAGACCTCATCCGTACTGGTTTCCCAGCGGGGGACCACATAGGGAAACACGTGATAGCCGGATTCCGCGATCTTATGTTCAGACTCGATATCAATATCGATAACGGCGTAGGGCAGATTGGTGTTGTCCTTCAGGCGCCGGTCCCGCTCCGCCCGCGGCATGCAGACGCGGAGGAACTTAAACTGCTTGTCCGGATATTTATCGGCGAGGGCTGCCTTGGTGTCTTCACCCAGGTTTTCCTCCCCATAGCGTTGGGCCGCCTGACGGGCGGTGAGGCTGGAGGTGAGGAACACCGTATCCACATTGCCGTCTTCGTTGACCGCGATATGGCTGTTCTTCAAGTGGTGAGACTTAAAGGCGAGCCGGCCATTGCCGATGGATTCTCCGATAAACAGAATGCCGGTGCCAAAGACCACCAGGTCCAGGTCCACTTCGCTGGAATACTGCACGAAACGGGCCTTGGGATCGTAAATGGCTTCGACCATGATGGTCTCCGCCTTTTGCAGCCAGGCCCGGACTTCATCGATCTCGCCCAGCCGTTCGTCTTCCGTCCGGATGGTGAACCAGCGCGCGTTTTTGGGCTTCAAGAGCCCATCCATGGCGGCCGCCAAGTTTCGGGCCGCGAGCATGGGGGTGCCGTCGAACTGTTTCTCCGTCCGTTTGGCACCGGGGTTATCTGCGAAGGTAAAATCCGCGCGTCGGGGAACGAAGTATTCCGCCAGTTCCTGCCAATGGCTCATCCAGGCGGAGCGTGCGGTCTCCATGGACTTTAGACGCTCCAGCAGGTTTTGTATATCGGTACTCATGGGCGTGTTAGCCTCCCAAGGTATTGCGTTTGACGTTAGCCTGGGACGCATCGCCTTGACCGCCCGTCAGGATGGTGGAGGCACGCCCGCGCCGTTTCAAAGCGGCTAGGCGGATTTCCTCGCGGCGCTGTTGGATGGCTGGGTCATCGGGCTCCGGGGGCGGTGGGGGCGGCGGTGGCGGCGGCGGCGGTTTTGGCGGGCTGAAAATACTTCCCATTTTGGAGTCTCCTGTATCAGGTGTGTATAGAGTTGGTAGGGTGTCAGCACCCATGGGGCGCGGAGCCCCAGTAATTTCTTAGCGGCGCCCACGCAGTTGGCGTTCATCCAGGGCCAGAGGGTGATATTCGGCACCCGGGAGGCGCCCACCACTTTGAATCCCTGACGCTCGTAAAAGGCCGTGAGGTCAAAACTGCCGGCGCAGACCACGTCCACATCAGCGGCGCCTTGCTTGAAATCGACGGCGATCCAGTAACCACTTTGTTTCAGGCATACGAAGCAATGGCGGAACCGGTCCCGGCCGAAAAGGCGCGCGAACAGGCCGGCGCCAAAGCCGTGAAAAACCACGAGCGCTGTCAT